CGGGGGCAGCAACGCGACCGCGATAGACCTTCCGCATCAACTGCTTCGTCTTGGCTATGACGACTTCGGACTTGCCGGCCTTCTTGCGCTGGTGAGCGCGGACGGCGATCGTGCGCTGTTTCATGCAGCACCTATCGTCTTGTGAGAGGGAGGCAGTGGCAGCGCTGGTTTAGGAGGAGATACGCTGCCACTGCATTCGCCGTTCATCGGCGAATTGGGTTCGATGCCAAGCAGATTGTCCACGAAGTCGAGGACGGCCTGCTTGCTCTTCTGAAAAGTCTTGGCGTCCATCGTGCTGCGCTTCTGGCTGTGCGCAAGGAACTGGATCAGCACGTTTCCGCTCGCGGCGATGATGGTGTCCGGCTCTCGCTTGCTAAGCTCGTCACACCATCGGGCGGCTTCGGCCGGACTTGCGCAAACAACCGTCGTGCTGTCGCAGAAGCCACCGGCAATGAGCGCATGTTTACGAAGCTGGTCTTCGTTCTTGAACCGTGCCGCGACATCCTCGGGGAGCGACAGCCACGCATCGTGGAGCCATGCGAACTGGTGCTTATGACTGACCCAGGAACGATCTTCTTGGACTTCGCAACGGTACTTCTCACCAACGACGAACTCAGCATTTGCCAGATTGTGAAAGCGCTGGAGCGGGCGCATGACCTCGCCATCCCATTCAAAGACCATGAGGGTGCTGTCGCGGCCCATCGGTCAGCCTGCCATCAGAAAGCGGGCAGAGTCGGGAAGATCGCCGGTCTCGGCTTCCGGCTCATATTTTGAGCGGAGCTCTGAAACGATTGCGCGGAGCTCGACAAGGAAGCTCGTCACATCGTGTTCGATGGCCCCAATCGCAGCGTCGTCTCGTTTCACCCGGTCGACAAACAGGCGCATGCTTTCCGGTAGACGGGGGTCATAGCTTGCGAAGTCGCACCATTGGCGCTTGGTGCAGGCCAACTGCCACTGGATCTGAAGAAAGTATTTCTCCGGCAGCGAGCCGCCGCGAAGTGTGTCGATATGGGTTGCCGTATTCGGGCATTTGATCTCGACAAGGCCATCGTCACCTACAAGGCCGTCCGGTGATGCGCCCGTCTCTGCAATCGATGGGTGCGGAACGAAGCCAACTTGCGAAACGCGCTGATTGGCGTGGAACTGATAGGCCGCACGCGCTTCCGGCTCGGTTTCCGTTCCCCACTGCATCGCAGCGTTGGTGAAGCCCTCAGTTCTTGTGCCGGTCAGGCGTTCCGCCACCAATTCAGCGAGGTAGTTTTTCCTGCCTGCTCCGAAGCCGGTCTTGGTGCGAGCGCAAACATCCGCGATACGCGATGCCGTGACCTTCCCAAGACGAAGCGCATGCCATTCGGGAGACCCTTGAATGACGGTATCCATCACCGGGCTCCGTTCTGCTGCTTGTGCCAGCGCTCGACGGAACCGTAAGCGTCCTTGAATTTCGATGCCGGCAAGTCGCGCACCGCCTCGATCTTCCACTTCTCGCAAAATATCTGCTTGTCGGCCCCGGATTCATCCAAGAGCGTGTTCAGTGCATCGAACTGATCATCGGAGAGTGGGCTGTTGTCTTCCTGCCGACCCGCGTTGCCGTCCCTGTCATCGCCAGTGCTGATATTGAACAGCATGCAAAGCAGGTATCGCCGGCCATAGGTTGCGGTACTGCCGAATGCCTGGGTCCCGGTCTTGTTGACGCCACCCTTGGCTCCGGCACCGTCAACCGGGATCGCGCCCGTTCCGTTACGGACATATCCGCCGGAATGGGAGATTTCCCAGTTGATCCGAAGCTCACCCAGATCGTTGTAGCCGTCTGGCTGGAAGGACACGCCGAAGCCGTGAGCATAGATGACGGGCATCGCCTGGTCTTCGATTGCTGCGAGGTCGGCGTATGTCGAATTGGTGTGCTTGTTCGTCTTCGTCTTGATGACGACAGGCAGTTCCTTCTGGCACTCCGACATTGCCTTGAAGTATGCGGTTTTCGCCTCATACTCGCGGTTCTCGCGAAGCTGGTCCCGGGCGCGGTCTTCCATGCGCTCCTTCATCGCCAGCATCTGCTCGAGCCTGTCGATCGGAATAGACGGGTCCATGACGATGCGTTCGATCATGGCGACCATCGGGGCGTCCGATGCCGGAATGATGTTGCTGTCGTTATGGACTTCGAGTGCGTTCGCGTTCATGCGATTTCCTTTCGGTTTTCAGCAGCCAACGTCTCGGCAAGGACATGCTCGCCAGCGTCGATGAGGATGTGTTCCCATCGGTCGAACCAGACGGCGCGTTGAAGCCGGGACATTTCGATGAGCGCCATTTCCTCGGCATCGAACGAATTGGTCGGCGCTATGCGGATTGTGCGGGCAGGGGCGGTCATGATGCGCCGCCCTTCCGAGCGGCTTCCATCGCCTCAAGCTCTTGCGCTGCCAGTTCGATGCCGCGCGCGACAATCTCAGTCAGAGACACGCTGTACGGGCCGAAGGATGCCGCCCTGTCGAGTCGTTCACGCTGCTCCGAAGTAAGACGCACGGTTATGGTGGATGGCTTGGGTGTCTTCATCACAGCACCGCATCCAGAAGGCATCCCGCGCCAACACAGGCAGGCAGGATGAACAGGACAGTCCGCCATGCGCGGTCGGGATCGAAGATGTAGTTGCAGAGGGAGGTGAGCATCTACGCGGCCTCCTGCTTGGCGCGGATGGCCGCTGCCGTCTCGCGGTACTTGCGGATACGACGCTGACCGTCGCGGGCTTCGAGAACCATCTCGGCGCGGATTTCCGAGAGCTGGTCGTCGGTGAAGAAATTCAGGCCGCGATTGCGTTCGATGACGCGGTCGAGGGCCTTGTCGAACTCACGGCCGAACGTGGTGTTCAGGCGCTTGATGGAGGCTTCGTCTCGGGTGCGGGAATCAATCGTAGTCATCATAGAAATCCCCATCGTGGTCGTGATTTTCAGCGATCCAGGCGCACCACTTTTCGTCCTCGTCATCCGTCGATTTGACGGGACCGGCGTCGTTGAACACCTTGATGATTTCCACTTCGCCACCCTCTGGCGGGTAGCAGTTCTCAGCCGGTCCATAGGTGTTGCCGGGATCGAACGGGCTGATCGTGTATTCGACCGTCACAACCGTCTCGTCGTCGCGTTCGAAGTCCGTGAAGTGGGTGCTGGTGCGCATCTACGCGGCCTCCCGTTCCATCACGCGGTCATAGAGCCGTCCCCGGATCGCAAGTTCATGCTCGGCATTGCAGGCCACCGCGTAGGCGATCTGCTGGGAAAGCGTGTCGCCGTTCACGAGGATGTTCTTGCCATCCTTGTAGACAGCATCGACCGTGATGCCGGCGTGGTTGTCGAAGCTGATTTCAAGATCACACTCGAAATCAGGGATCGTCATCACACCCGTTTCGGTGTCCTTGATGTGCGTGGAAAATGGATAGCGCATCGTCATTTCCTCATTGCGTCGAGCAGATCAGGCCGGAGCCGTCTTGCGTGCTCGTGGGGTTCAGGCGGCGCGTTCGATCTCGTCCATCGTCGCGAGCGGCTTAAAGTCGGTGAATGCAGCCCTGAGATCGTCATGCTGTTCGGGATTTTCGGCCCAGATGGCGCGGGCTCTGGAAAGAGCGGACTTCTCGGCCCGGTTCTCTTCGGCGCGCTGCGCTGGCGAAAGCTGGTAATCCCACCCGGCGCGGCTGTGACTCATCGTGCTCAGGCATTTCTTGAACTCGTCGGTCAGGCTCATCGCTCTCTCCTGTGCTCGTTCCGGTGAACCGGGGTGGGGTGAGAGCAACATAGATGAGCAACACGAAACATGTCAACACTATTCGTGTCGTTCAACACGATTTATGTTGACCATGCCGGAAGGCGGCGCGTAAACCCACTGTCATGGAACAATGGATGCGCAACAGCCAAGGTCTCTCGCTTGCCGGCGAATGGTATCGAAACCGCGATGAATGGATCAGGCACGTCTTAGGCCGCGACTACCTGTCCGCCGAGACGCAGCGCGTCGGCATCTACATCGCCATGCACATGAACCGGCAGGACAGCCACACCAAGCACCAGAAAAATCAATGGGTTAGCTACCGACCCATTAAACCTGCGCACAGAAACGCGCACAGAAACCCCTCAAATTGCCGGTTTGTTCTTCGCATGTTCCGGCGAGTCCGCGTTCCCCCTCC